CTGCGTGTCGAGGTGCGTCGGTTCAAGGAAGAAGAGATCCCGACCGTCGTGCGCGCGGCTGCGATCCGTGCGCTCACTTCCTGCGTGGCCAATACGCCTGTGGATACGGGCCACGCACGCGCGGGCTGGATTGTTTCGACCGATGCCCCAAGCACGATCACGAACGACAAGACGGACAAGCAGGGGCAGTCCACGATCAAGGACGGTCAGCGCGTCATCGCCAGCAGCAAATCGCTGCACATCTTCATCAGCAACAACGTCGAGTACATCGAGGTGTTGGACGATGGCCGCGTTGAACGTCCGGCGAGCGGCGAGATTGAGACGCCGACTGGGTTCGATGGCCCCAAGCGTCGCCGTCGCGGATCGAGCGGATCGGTGCGCCAGCCCGAGGGCATTCTGAAGCCCGCCATGCGCGAGGTCATCGCGTACATCGACGAGGGCTTGAGCTGATGTACGTCGAGACGATGCAGCGCCTTCAGTCGCTGATCGACAACGCGCTTCTCGTTTGCGGCGAGAACGAGTTTGGCGTCGCGCCGCTCGACACGCACGACTACGTGCAGTACGAGAACATGAACTTTGTGGTGCCAGCGCCGACCGGCACCTACACGAACTTCTGGGCCGACGTGCAGATTGACTTTGGCGAGCTATCCCAGATCGGGATGTCGGCTGGCAATCGATACGACCTGAAGGGCAATGCCCGCGTGTTCTTGCGAGGCCAGCTCAACCGTGGCGACGCCTTCATCCTCGGCAAGTCGGCCACGTTGATGGGCCAGCTGCACAACGCGACGAACGGCATCGTGCGGCTCTTCGACGCCGTGCACTCGCCCGTGATGCGCGAGGAACCGTGGTGGGTGGCCGAGGTCGCGGTGCCGTTCGAGTCGCGCCAGAACTACGCGCTTGCCGCATCGAGCTTTTCTGGAAGCGCGGCGCTGCTCGACTGGCACAACGCCATTCGCACCAAGGTCAAGACGTTCGCGGATGCCAACGGCCTCGGCTCGGCGTTCGACAACATGGCGTACTCGCCGCAGTCGGGCCAAGGCGGCTCGGCGTGGCTCAACTGCATGGTCATCGACCGCACGATGCAGATTCTGCGGACAGGTGGCACGAAGCGTCGCCGCGCGGAGGGCACGCTGCGGATCATGGTCAACGGCTTCTTGGGTCAAGGCCTGAATCCAAACTTGGCCGTCGCTGACTTGTTGGCGACGGAGTTCCGCGCGGTTAGCGTTTCCAAGGTGAGGTACGGCGTGCCGCAGATCCAGACCATCGGTCGCGTGAACCAGTGGTGGGTGACGCAGTTCGACGTGCCGTTCCGAGTCGATGAGGTCAGCTAGAACATGGCAAACAGCAACTCTGTCGCGTTGAGGTTGGCAGTTGAGGGCACCTACGGCGTGTCTCCTGGCGGCACGTTCGAGGAGGTGCGCTTCACGAGCGAATCGCTCGCCAAGACCACGGGCACCACGACCTCGGCAGAGATCCGCAGCGACCGCCAGATCACCGATGTCGTGCGCGTCAGCGATGGCGTGGACGGCGCGATTGAGGGCGAGCTGAGCTACTCGGGCCTCGGCACGGCCAGCAGCGCACAAGACGAGCTGATGGAGGCGGCGCTGATGTCGGCGTCGTTCAGCGCTGTGCAGACCAACACGGGCAGCTGGACGATTTCTGGAGCGAACATCACCGGCACCAACGTGGGAGCGTCATTGAACGCTGGAGATTGGGTGCGCGTGAAAAACGGCGCGACGCTGATTGGCTACTTCTTCGTGACGGTGGCGACAAATAACTCGATCACCGTGACGCCGACGCCTTCTGGAGCTGCTGCCACAGAAGTCGAGCGCGGAGCCGCCATCAAGAACGGCACGACCGAGCGCAGCTTCACCATCGAGCGTCAGCACACGGATGTCGCCTCGACGTTCGAGCTCTACACGGGCGTCAAGGTCAACTCGATGACGGTCAACGTCGCGGCTGGCTCGATCTCGCGCTACACGTTTGCGCTGCTCGGGCAGGATGAAGTCAGCGCTGCGGCGAGTGCTGCAAGCTCCACAACTGACCACGCCACGAACCCGATCATGAACGGCGTGGACAACGTGTACGCCGTGCGCGAAAACCACGTCTCGCTCGGCACCATTGTCCGCAGCTTCTCGCTGACGGTCGCCAACAACCACTTCGCTCGTCAGGCCGTCGGCTCGCTCGGCCCCGTGTCGATGGGCAGCGGCTCGTGCGTCGTGACCGGCACGCTGTCGGTCTACTTCGAGAACAACACGCTGCTCGACAAGTTCCGCAACTGGACCACGACGAACCTGTCGTTCATCCTTCAGGACAGCGCCGGCAACGCCTACTGCTTCCACATCCCCGAGTGCAAGCTCACGCTCGGTCGGGCGAGCACGCCTGGACTGAATCAGGACATCACCGCCGAGCTGTCGTTCCAAGGCTACCGCGACACGACGTACGGCCACACGCTGCGCATCACGCGCTGGGACGCCTGATGGTCAAGCTCTCGCAGCTGCGGGTTGATCCCAAGGCCGAGGCCGAGGGCGTTTGGCTGGAGTACGTCGCGGGCTTCCGCGTGCGTATCGCCAGCACAGCGACGCGCAAGTTCCGCGAGGCGATGGAGGCGGCGATGCTGCCCTACCGCGATCTGATCCGTGCCGACCAAGGCAAGGACAAGGCAGAGCGCAAGTTCACCGACGAGATGCGCACAAGCCTTCTGCGCGAGGTCGTGGCCGAGCACGTTCTCGTCGGCTGGGAAGGGCTGGAGGATGACGCCGGCGAGCAGGTTCCGTACTCGAAGGCTGCGGCGCTCGCGCTGCTGACGGATCCTGGCATGCACCGGCTGCTGGCATGGATCGAAGCGGCTGCTGCCAACGAGGATGTGTACCGCGCCGAGCGCTTGGAGCGTGATCGGGGAAACTCATAGCCGCGCTGCGGTGGCAGCTGCACTACGGCGCGGACGCAGAACAGCACAAGCGGAAGAACACCAAGGCATGGAACGAGCGCACCGAGCCGCACGCAGACCTCGAATGGATGCTCGTGGCATTCGGCGCTCTCTCCAGCTCGCGCGGCACGAACGGCTTTGGCGGCGTGTCGGGCATTCGGCCAACGGACATCGTGGCGTGGCTCGACCTTCGCGGTATCCTCGATGCCGACAAGCGGCGCGACTTTGCCTTGTTGATCGAGGCGATGGACGCCGAGTTCCTGAGGTTCGCGCAAGCGCAGGTGTCGCATGGTGAGAACAACCGCACTACGGCTCGAGATCGACGCGCGCCAAATGCAGCAGGGCGCGGAGCAGGCCGCTCGCGCACTTGATACCGTCGGCCAGAAGGCCGAGCGCACGGGTCGCCAGATCAACGTCTCGACCGAGGCTATCGAGCGCAAGCTCGACGCCATCGTTGACGGCATTGCGGCGCAGAACCGCATGATGGAGGAGAGCGCCCGCAAGACTCAGGCGCAGCTCAAGGAAACTGAGCGCCAGCTCGACTCGACCAAGGGACAGGTCGAGAAGATGGGGCAAGAGGTCACCAAGGCCAGTGGAATCATGGCCTCGATGGAGGAAAAGTTCCGCGCACTTGGCAAGGCCGCTGTTGGGATGTTCGCTGCCGACGTGTTCGCCAAGGTTATTGGCTTCAACAGCGCGATGGATGCGTTGAGCAAGGTCAGCAACGCAGCTGCCGAAGGCATCCGAGAGATCGGCATTCAACTGCTCGGTCTTGAGGATGTGATCGAACAGCACAACATCATTGGATCGTTGAACGAGCAACTAGAGAAGTTGCAACAACAACGAGCCGCTGGCTATTTCCAAGTGAATGTAGGCGGCGAAACCATCGAGCTGCGTCGGCCTCGTGTTGAGGGCATCGAAGAGCAGATTCGAATGGTCGAGATGGTGCTGCAAGCGCAGCGAGCAATCCGCGACCTCGAAGCTGCGGCAGGAGCAGGGTCTGCACTTGAAAGCCAACGCTTTGCCACGGGCATTGGTGTTGCGCGTCCCACAGAACAACAAGCGGCGCAAGCTGCACAGCGCGTTCTTGAGGATCTGCGGCTCTCACTCGAACAGCTTGCCAAAGCTGGCGAGAAGGCTGCTGCTGGGACTGATGCCGCAGCCAAGGGCTTTCAGATTCAGGACACGATTCCCGATGCGTCGAGGTATCGAGCGGACACTTCGGCGATTCGCTTCGCGGGCGGCGTGACTCCGGATCGTCGCGGCACGCTTGCCGAGCAAGCGCAGATCGAGCTGCTGCGGCGCATCGCAACGAACACGAGCGACGCGCGGTCACGATTCGCGCTCGGTGGCGTGCCCGAGGAGACGTTCTTTCCGCAGCTGGTGCCGCCGATGGGTGGGATCATCTCGGACGAGAGTCGACCGTTCTACGAGCGCGGGCGTGGCGCACAGGCTGCGACGCCTTCGGCGCTTGAGCAACGCTACGCCGTCGAGAACATCGCGCAGGACACCGCCGCGCAGTTCTACGGCGCTCTCAAGACGAGCTTGTTGAGCGGCGACTTCAGCGATTTCGGGCGACAGGTCACGAACATGATCGGCAGCGCCCTGATCGACGCTCTGGTCGCAGCGCCGTTCCAAGAAGCGATGAGTGTTCTCATTCAGGCTTTGCTCAACGGCATTCGTGGAGCCATGGGCGGCCCTGCTGGCGCCGCGGCTCCGGCTGGTGGCGGCGATTCGGGCGATAGCGCACCTGCGAAACTGCGCTCGAGCACGGCGAGCACATCGAACGCGCAATACCGCAGCCAGCGCCAAGCGGCTGACGACTACAACAGGCGACGCATCGTATG